TGGATAGATAAACATAATCCATGGAAAGATTTGCAGAAAGATAAACAAAAACATGGTAAAGACATGGATTTGTTATCATAACTGAGACCTGTAAAGTGTCCCTATAATGTAATCACACATTCTTCCTAAACATGCGTAAGATCGAAGAGCAAATGAATGCAGCAATCGTGAACCGCACTAACTGGAAGTCTGGAAATACTAGAGTTGTTTGTGACACTGACCTAGACAAAACCTGTCATGTTTATCTTCACAACAACCTAATTGCCAAGATTACTTATTACTCAGTTCAATTATTTGATGGTGGTTGGCAATCAGTTACTACGAAAAGTAGACTCAATGCTTTACTCGATCAATGTGGTAAATTGGGTGAGAAAGTATTTCAAAAGCAAAATGTTTGGTTTTTCAGATTCTCTAATGGTGATGTAATCGATTTTGAAAGTGGTATGTTACTCACGTAATATGCCACTCTTTTTTTATATAAACTACTATGCTATTATGGACTTAAGTTACAACAACCGAACAAAGAAATGGTATCAATTAGGTTATGCAATTGAGTTCCTAATTACCATTCCCGTCTTCCTAATCCTGCTTTAATTATGAACAACAAACCACCACCAATTATCACCATTAATTTCACACCAGAACAGAAACAATTTCTAAAAAGGTATCACGAAGAGAAACAAAAACAAGAACAATACTGTTACAAACCCCACCGCACATTACACAACTATTAATATGATTATCACCAAAGATGTGCTCAGAGATTGTTTACATTGTCTTGCAGATTCAGCACAAACTACGTATAAAGATAGTAAGGTTAATAGAGAACAATTAATGGAAAGTCATACAGCATTAAAGACATTTTTATACAGTAATCATCCCTCTCGAAAGTATTATGAACTCACCCCATATAAAGGAGACTAAATGAATCACTATCCACAATCTGAGTATCCTAATTTATATCAAGAGATACTCAAAGATTATAACTATCGATTCCCAAAGTTCAACCCAATTCCTTATCCTTTCCTCAACAGATTACAACACAATGAACAAACAACAACAGCAAAGACTTCAAAGACAAAGTATTGATTTGCTTGATCTAATTGAAGACGTAAGTGAACAGTTTTGTGATGATAATATAATCAGTGGTGAACAATTTTACGTAATGATGAAGGCACTAGTTTATTGTAAACTCGAAGAATTTCCACTTGATTTTGAACAATTAGAAGAGGACATATACCATGACTGATGTAACACATTCAAAGAAAGATTGGGATGATTTCTGGTATAACTCAGAGGAGGAATTACCCAAACAATCTAAACACAATTACAATGAACTTGTCGATCACTTAGTAACAACAATGAGACCACCATTTGTCCCCAAGAAAGTAACACAATCAAAGAGCAATTATGAGGCACCATTTGATACTCCTGCATATGCTAATTACCGTGATTCAGTAACACCGAAAGAACGTAAATCCTTTGATGAATTGTATGAAGAATATAGCAGTAAATCCATAGACGAACAGGTAAAGAATCTCAAAGAATTAGGTCGTGAGTTAGTATCAAGAATAGACAGAATTGTTGCTAATATCGATGTTATATTAGAGGACGATAAGGTCACTAAGTAACACTAACTACAGACAGATTGCAACCCCTTAGTTTTCCACAACTTAGGGGTATTTCTGTGGAAAACTATAACAAATCAATGCAAATTAAGGTAAAAAAGGTTTATAAATGGTCAAATAAATAGGGGTGCGTTTTTAACACCTTTTCCACAAGTCTGTTGAAAAGTATAAACAATGTGTGGAAATTAGGGTGTTATTTGTGTCATTTTCCTTGTGATCTTACCGTGCGTAGTATAACACGAGCACGGATAAATTGCAATACCCTCGTTTATATTTTGTGAGGATATTACAATTTATAAAATATCAAGTATTCTGTATAAATACACTACAATACTTGACATTTTTCCACATACACTTTATAATACTAAGTAACACCTTCTCCAGTGTAATCCCATGCCAGTTTCTAACACCTACTGTACGAGAGATAAGTATAGAATAACCCTAGAAGTTGATGTGCACGATGACTACAACCCCAGGGATATTAACTGGCAGAAAGTATTAGACTTGCATGAAGATGAACACGTAGAATCATACATAGAGGATTTGGGTTATAGTTACTGAGACCTCTAAAGTGTCCCTATAATGTGAGACCGTCAGGGTCACACAGTTACTTACACTTAGTCTACCTAATTAGGTCCTGCTATTATGTCTAAAACCTTTGCAATCTTCCTTCTAGAAAATGCAAACAATGGCAATGAAATCCTTGCCGTTCTCGATGATATCCAAGAGGTGAAAGATACAGTCCTCTAAGTAACACAAACCGTAATGGGCAGTTCTTAACAGTTCTGCCCTTTTTATTGTCTGCCCATAAGTGTTAATAACCGTAATGCACAGTTGTTGACATATAGTGGGGTTATATGGTACAATTGTTTATATGCAGATGGACAGTGTTTATGCCCTTCGTTGTTATTTTGCGTGTGCCGCGTTGCCCGCTTAAAAAAAGGGTCCTTCCTAACCTACAGAGGTGACAGATCGAGGTGTATATATAAATTTCCCGAAAAAATTTTTTGACCTTCTCAGGTTTGCTATATAAAAAAAATTGCCCCATAAAAAATGTCTGGATATACCGTTAACATTACTGGAGATTCTGAAGTATATCACATTTACATTAAAGGAGAGTGTATTTACCATAGTTTGAATGAAGAAGAATTTAAAACGACATGGGCATCACTCAAAGGTATGGTAGGTTTAATGCAGACTTCTTATACTGAAGAAGATTTATCATTTGAGAAGGTGGGGGCAGGAATTGGTGGAGCAGGTGGATCTGTAACATGGAAAGAACCTGCAGGGGATGATTCATATTGAACTACAGAGTAATAGATAATGTTCTGCCTAAGGAACAGGCTGATTGGTTTGAAGGAATATTCAGGAGAAGGAATGATCAAGGACATTCTATAGGATGGCAGTACCTTGAAGATTCTTCTGGAAATTTAAAAGAGGGTGAAAGACATTTTCCATCATTTGTAATACCAGTTTATCAGAAAGGTGGTGATTATGAATATGCTAATAAAGAGTTAATAAACCAAATTGAATGTCCTGTCTCTACGATGTGTGCAAAAGGTAATGCAGACATAAAAACTTTATTCAGAGTAAGGGTAGGGATGCACATTCCTGATGTAACATGGAATAGTCATCATGGACCACATGTAGACGATGATCATCCACATAATGTTATTTTGTATTATGTAAATGATAGTGATGGTGATACATACTTTTTTAATAATCAAAGAAAAGTTATTAAGAGAGTTACTCCCAGAAAAAATAGAATGGTAGTATTTGATGGAGATATATTACATGCTAGTTCATATCCAATAAAGAGTTCTATTAGAATAACACTCAATCTTAATTTTAGAAAGTAATCATGGAAATAATAGATAATTTTCTTTCTAATCAAGATTTTAAAATATTAGAAAAAACAATACTAGGCAATTCTTTTCCTTTTTATTTTAATCCTTATATACTGAATCCAAATGAAAAGGTAAATCTCTCAGATATAAACTTTACACATATGGTATATGAAGGAAAGGGATGGCATAAGGAGAGAGGTATTATGAGTTCATTTTATGATTTAATTTATAAAACGTTTATAATAAAATTTAAAATTAATACTCTACACCGTGTAAAGGTAAATTGTTATCCTAGAACTTCAAGAAATATTACTCATAAATTTCATGCTGATAGTAACTTTTCTCATAAGGGAGCTTTATTGTCATTGAATACTTGTAATGGATCTACAAAGATTAAAGGACATAGGAGAGTAAAGAGTATTGCAAATAGATTAATAGTATTTGATCCTAGTATACTACATGCTTCGGAATCTTGTACTAATCAAAAATGTAGATGGAATATTATTATTAATTACTCATAGAGGGTTAATACTACTCTCTATGTTATAGATTGACATCTATATAATAACACTGTATAATTGAAATGAAGGTAATCTAGGTATTATGGCAAAAGGATTTACTGTTAAAGCAAAGACTCCTACGAAGAAACCACCAGAATGGGATATCGATGCAATTAAAAAAAGGATGAAAGGAAAGACAATAGTATTTTGTCTTCCTGGTAGAGGTTGTTCATTTGTTTTCTTAAAGAATTTTGTGCAATTATGCTTTGACATGGTTCAAGCAGGAATGAGTATTCAGATAAGTCAGGATTACTCATCCATGGTTAACTTTGCACGTTGTAAGTGTTTAGGTGCTAATGTATTGCGTGGACCAAAACAAATTCCTTGGGATGGAAAACTTAAGTATGACTACCAATTGTGGATTGACTCTGACATTGTTTTTACTCCTGAGAAGTTTTGGCAGCTTGCTGATTTAGCATGTCCTGCAGAATCAATTAATGAAGATGGTACTAATAATGAGGAATTATTAAGAGAGCGTGCTATTACTGGTGGATGGTATGCAACAGAAGACGGTCATACTACATCAGTTGCCCACTGGTTAGAAGAGGATGATTTCCGTAAGAATGGTGGTGTTATGAATCACGAAACCTGTGAATCAATGGGCAAACGTAACAAGCCTTTCACAGTTGATTACACTGGTTTTGGTTGGGTTCTTATTAAGCACGGAGTATTTGAAGAACTTGAGTATCCATGGTTTGCTCCTAAGATGCAAGTTTTTGAATCTGGTGCTGTTCAGGATATGTGTGGGGAAGATGTTTCCTTCTGTCTTGATGCTATTGAGAAGGGATACAAGATCTGGTGTGATCCACGCATCCGTGTAGGGCACGAAAAGACCAGGGTGATTTAATGAAGTTCACCCTTTTTCTCGTTCAAGGCATTTTTATAGTATTTGTAGCACATTTAGTACAACACGGAGGTATTTAAGTTCATGGCAATGATGTTCAGTCAAAGTAAAGACGGTTATGCGGAGCCGAGACCCAAAAAAACTCGTCAAGGGAGGTCAGCTCGCACCCTCTTATCCGCAACGTCTCGTAATGGACCTAAGAAAAAGTACCGAGGCCAAGGTAAATAACTCAAAGAGGGTTTCGACCCTCTTTTTTTTATGTTAAATAGTAAAAAATAGTGATAAAAATGGAAAACTCCGAGAAGAAAATGCTTAGAGAAGTATCACATGACCGTCTTACACCTAAAAAACGTGATGAAATGGTCCAAAGTGAGATATTTGGAGACTTTGCTGATGAATATGAAGAGGATGGATTGGACTATGATACTGATGTGATCCCTTTGGCCGAATTTTAGTTATAAATTCTTAATAAATAAACAATAATCGCTGTTTTATAGTGCCGCTACAACGGGTAAGTCAAGGATTTAAAGATATTAGCATGACATTTCAGTCTAATCCACTGAATGATGACCTTATTGGCTTAAAAAATGCAAATGCAATTGCCCGTTCATTAAGAAATATTGTATTTACCATCCCTGGAGAGAAGTTTTTTGACGAAAACTTCGGATCTAGGATAACAGAATCTCTTTTTGAGAATATTGATGAGATTACAGCTACTATTATTGTTGATGAAATTCGTCAATCGATCATAAATTATGAACCAAGAGTCTCTTTAATAGATGTAGAGGCATTTCCTGACTATGATAACAACACTTTTGATGTAAATATTACATATGAGATTATTGGAGCTGATGTTCCTAATCAAGAATTACAATTTGTTTTGCAATCAAGTAGATAAACATGCCATTAGCCAATTTTTCTAACCTCGATTTTTCGGAGGTTAAGACTACACTTAAAGATTACCTAAAATCGAACTCTAATTTTACCGATTATGACTTTGATGGATCTAATCTTTCGTCAATTTTAGACGTTTTGGCATATAACACCTACATTACATCATATAATGCTAACATGGTGACCAATGAAGTCTTCATTGATACGGCAACTTTAAGAGAAAACATCGTTTCATTAGCAAGAAACATTGGTTATACACCCCGTCCCAGACAAGCAGCAAGGGCAACTGTATCATTCTTTGTAGATACGAGTGGAATTAACCCTGCACCTGCTTCTATCACCCTTAAAAAGGGTCCTGTGGCAGCTTCTGCAACTGGATTTGGTGGACAATCATACATTTTTTCAATTTTAAGTGATATTACTGTCCCAGTTTATGATGGAGTTGCTTCATTTACAGATGTTTCAGTTTATGAAGGAACATTATTGACCGAAACCTTCACTTATAGCACAAGAACTCCAAATGCGAAGTTTGTTTTACCAAATATTGGCATTGATACTGATTTAATTAACGTTATTGTTAAACCAACCGAATCTTCATCAATTGAAGTTATACATACTTCTCAAAATAGCCTTTTTGACGTAAAATCTGACTCCAAAGTTTATTATTTACAAGAAATTGAGGATGAAAGATATCAAATTTTCTTCGGAGATGGAATTTTCGGAAAAGCACTCGAAGATGGCAATTTTATTAGTGTAGATTATATAATTTCAAGTGGAGATTCTGCAAATGGGGTTGGTCAATTCAATTTTGCAGGTAAATTGCAATATACTCGTAATGCGGCAACTTATAATGTCACTTCTGGCATATCTTTACTTACAACAGGAGTAACTTCGTCGGGTGGTGAGAGTATTGAGTCTGTAGAATCAGTTAGAAAGTTTGCTCCTCGAATTTATGCGTCTCAGAATCGAGCAGTAACCGCAAATGACTATGAATCCCTAATTCCAGCAAGAATTTATCCAGAAACAGAGTCAATTTCCGTTTTTGGAGGTGAAGACCTAATTCCTCCACAATATGGAAAGGTCTTTATTAGCATAAAACCCAAAAATGGTGATTTTATCCCAAATTTGCTTAAAGAAGAGATAAAACTCAAATTAAAGAAATATGCAGTTGCTGGAATTATCCCAGAAATCCTTGATTTGAAATATCTCTACATTGAAGCTCATTCTAAGATCTATTATAACTCAAATCTTGCTCAATCTGCAGCATATGTTTCTAGTTTAGTTCAAAACAACGCAACTAAGTATGCAGAGTCTTCTGAGATGAATAAGTATGGTGCAAGATTTAAATATAGTAAATTTGGATCTTTAATTGATAATAGTAATGAAGCAGTTACTTCTAATATTACAACAATAGATATTAGAAGAGATTTGAGAGTTGTATTAAATGCTTTTGCTGAATACCAAATTGGTTTTGGCAATCAATTCCATATTAAGAGTATGAGTGGTTATAATATCAAATCTTCTGCATTTAGAATTGCAGGAATACTGCAAGATGTTTATGTTTCCGATATTCCTAATACTAATAGGACAAATGGAACATTATTCTTCTTTACTGTACCATCAGTTGGATCACAGACTCCAACTATTATTAGAAGAAATGTGGGATTTATTGATTATAGAAATGGAATTGTAACTCTTAATCCTATTAATGTCCAATCTGGGATGCAAAAGGATGGACAAACAATTATTGAAATATCAGCATCTCCTGCTTCAAATGATGTTATTGGATTACAGGATCTTTATTTGCAACTAGATATTAGTAATAGTACTTTTGAAACTGTGGTTGATGAAATTTCTTCAGGACTAGATCCATCAGGATCCAATTATATTACATCTGCAAGTTATCCTAATGGTAACCTAGTTCGTTCTGGTGGTCGTAACACTACTCCTAGTGTTAATGTAACGTCCACTGCTCCTTCAACTATTGCTCTCAATTACTAAAGATAGAATAACTATAAAATGGCAACTAAAAGAGTCCAGTTTAACAACATAGTTCAAAATCAGCTTCCTCAATATGTGAGGACTGATTATCCTTTAGTTTCGGATTTTTTAAAGACATACTATCAAGGACAAGAGTATCAAGGTGGTCCTATTGATCTTATTCAGAATATTGATGAATATGTAAAGGTTGATAAAACTACTGATTTAACTTTGCATGTTGGATTG